CCACCATGTGATGCAAGTCCACCATAAGTATCCACCATGATCTTTCTTCCAGTTAAACCTGTATCTGCAGCAGGTCCTCCTAATACAAACTGTCCAGATGGATTAATAAGAATTTCTGTTTCATCATCAAAAGGGAAATCCTCAAAACACTGCCATAACACATTATTTAGAATATCTGATTTTAACTCTTCCTGAGTTTTATTCTTTTCATGCTGAACTGACACTACAATGGTCTTAACTCTCACTGGAACATCATCATTATACTCAATGGTCACCTGTGCTTTTCCATCGGGAAGGATACCTTTAATAAGTTTACCTTTCCTTGCCTCATCTAGTCTCTTTACAATTCGATGAGATAAGACAAGGGGAAGGGGAAGCATTTCTCTGGTTTCTTTTGTGGCATAACCATACATAGTACCTTGATCACCAGCGCCGATGGAACCATATTGTTCGTTTATACCATTTCGTGCTTCTAGTGCAGTATTCACACCAGCTGCAATATCAGAACTCTGATTGTGTACATATACATAAATTAAAAATTTCAAAGGGTTATAACCTAGTTCTTTTAGCACATTCTTAACAATGCTTCTGATATCAATTTTCTCGCTGCAGGAGATCTCGCCCGCCACGATAATTTTTCCTTTAGTAGCCATAACCTCACAAGCTACGCGTGATGCTTTATCTTTTCTAAGACATGCATCCAAAATACTGTCAGCAATAATATCGCACAGTTTATCAGGATGCCCTGCACATACACTTTCTGCTGTTAAATATCTCTTACTCATTTCACATCTCCTTATCTTTATTTGCCTCTACGGGCAGTCAACAGTCGTTCCATCACATCATCCTGTGGATTTGTACCGGAATACTCTGTCGCACAGTTTTCACGAACAATCTGATATATTTCCATCCAGAGTCTGTTGGTTTGACTCATAAAATTATGGCTCATGGAAACGTATGGACTTTGGATAGCGTTGCCAGTAGTTGGATGCTTAGCAAGAAAACCAAACTCACTTATTGCTTCCTCACACTGTATCCACCTAGCAGCACTCATGGCATATCTTTCTAATAGCTGTGGTAGAACTAGATGTGCACACCCTCGCTCCTCAAGCCATTTCCACGTAAGCTCATAAATTTCGCTAGCTACTAAGGTTTTACCATCCTTTTGTACTGCTGAAAGCATAGCCCTTGGCTGTGGCATCTCCTGCCCTTGAAGTTCTGCGGTATTTTTAAATTCAATAACTTCCAGTTTTCTTTTTCCGGGATTTCCCTCAGCAATTTTATCTATAAGTGCTTTCTTTTTCTGACCAGATCCAATACGGGCACCACCTCGATTTGTACCATCTTTGGCCATTAACTCACCTCATTTCTTATTAAGGGGGTATTACCCCGTTTGAAACTGCGACTTTTTGCACGAAGCCCCACGCCCGTTGTCCGCTTAAAAAGCTGTAGAGATTCGACTCCCCCTACCGGGATGGCCAACGGTCTCCATCTCTTGCTGTGATGGCTGAGTGACAAGGAGTACAAAGAGCCATCAAGTTGCTTTCATCGTGTGTTCCTCCTCGAGACAAAGGAAGGATGTGATGGACTTCAGCTGCTGGTGTCAGCTTTCCCTCTCTTTTGCACTCTTCACATAATGGATGAGCTGTAATGTAACGGTCACGTATTCTTTTCCACGCACGCCCGTAACGCTTCCTCGTTTCAGGATCTCGCTGATATTTTTCATATCGTGAAGCTTCCTTTTTGGCATGATCAGGACAAAAGCGTCCATCAGTCAGCTCAGGACAACCGGGAGAAGAACATGGTCGTTTAGGTTTCCTTGGCATTTTGCACCTCCATTTGGGCATAGAAAAAGCCCTCGTGTTTTTTCCACGAAGGCTCTCTACAGTTTTTCACAATACCATTGTATAACCGATTGTGAGTAAAATCGTCCACGATATTACTCATTACTTTCCGTAGAGTAGTAGTGCTAAATGCTGAAGCGCGCGATTCTTCTTGTTGTAAGCTGAAGAGCGTTCAATGTTAAAACGTTCACAGATGTTGTACACTGCATCAATCTGCTTTTGTTCATCGTCCAAATAGAACTCCTTTAACACATACTGCTCATCCTCCGTTAAGGCATCCCACGCCGGTTGAAACCAGTCCATGTATTCCAGTGCTTGGCGATAGCGTTCTTTTAATACATCAATTTCATTAATGCAGGCAATGAGCCTTTTCTCTCCAGCTTTTGGATCATGCGTTGATGGCATGCCATTTAGAACTGGAGAAACAGGAGAACTCATTTCTTCGTTGAGGGTGGCAATGTCCTCATCGGTATGTTCTATGATGTACTTCATGCTGCTGTAATCTTTTAAGGCATTGATTGCCGCTGCCCTTTTATCTAAATATTGCCAGACAATGTTCATTGTATCAGACCTCCTTTAGCGTTGCTTTTACCGCATCTATCAGTGCGGCTTGGGTATTGTTTTTATCATTTAGGGCTTTCATTACACGTTCATCAATGGTGCCTTTGGCAATCAAGTGATGGATCACTACCGTTTCATTTTGTCCTTGACGCCAAAGACGGGCATTGGTTTGCTGGTAAAGCTCCAAGCTCCAAGTCAGGCCAAACCATACAAGTGTTGATCCTCCGGCTTGCAAGTTGAGGCCATGTCCTGCGGATGCGGGATGGATGACTGCAATGGGAATCTTTCCATCGTTCCATCTCTTAATAGAATCCCTAGTGGACAATACTTCGACCTCAAAGCGCTTTTGTATTCGAGATAAATCATGCTTAAACCAATAAGCAATCAGAACAGGCTTGCCATTAGCGGCTTCGATTAAGTCTTCCAGTGCATCCAGCTTACGGTCATGTATATGAATAACGACACCTTGATCATCATAGACTGCTCCGTTTGCCATCTGCAGGAGCTTTCCTGAAAGAGCCGCTGCATTGGCAGCAGTAATTTCCTCACCTTTCACCGTTGTAATGAAATCCCGCTTCATGGTATCGAGGGTTTTCATTTCTTTTTCAGAAAGCTTCACTGGCACTTCGTTTATAACCAACTCCGGCAGCTTAAGGTAATCAGAACCTTTCATGCTAATAGTGATGTCAGATATGAGCCTATAAATTGCTTCTTCCGCTCCTGGTTTTGGTTTGTAGGAGAAGATTACTTGTTGATTACGTTTATCCGGTACAAAGTAGTCCTCTCGATATCTGCCAATAAAGCGCCCAAGCCTTTGACCCATATCCAAGAGTCGATACTCTGCCCACAAATCCATCAATCCATTGGAGGATGGTGTTCCAGTGAGCCCTACGATCCTTTTTACCTTTGGCCTGACTTTAAGCAGACTTTTAAATCGTTTTGCTTGATGGGATTTGAAGGATGACAGCTCATCAATTACCACCATGTCAAAATCAAAGGAGATTCCACTTCTTGAAATTAACCATTCGATATTTTCTCGATTGATGATGTATACCTGAGCTCTTTTCATTAGCGCTCGTTTTCTCTGAGCCACAGTACCAACTGCTACGGTGTAGTTAAGGCCTTTTAGATGATCCCACTTTTCAATCTCTGCAGGCCATGTATCTCTGGCAACTCGAAAGGGTGCAATGACCAGAACCTTACGAACAAGAAAACTATCCAGTGTTAGATCAAAGATAGCAGATAAGGTAATAACGCTCTTGCCTAATCCCATATCTAACAGCACTGCTGCTATGGGATGGGTGAGAATATACTCAGTGGCATAAACCTGATATTCATGAGGCTTGTATTTCACGAAGTATCCCTCCAATCTGTTCTATGTGATCCAGGCAGAATACCAAAAAACCAAGTGATTCTAACTGTCTTTTTCTCTTTTCTTGAAGTGGCCTTAAGGCTTTACCTGGAGCTTTCACCTCCACAAAAGCTAGTTTCCTACCCGGCAAAAGAATCAATCTGTCTGGCATTCCATCTAAACCTGATGATACAATCTTCAGCGCAATACCGCCTATATCTTTCACTGCTTTTACCAGTTGTTGTTCAATCCATTTTTCTCTCATAGTTCCTCCATGTTCCCTAAATCCAAAAAATCTCTATACGCGCGTATATATGCGTCTGCAGGTAATTTCCTCTTTTTGTCTTTAGGATTACTTTTAATAATTATTTTTGGAACAATGGAACAGAAGTTATAAAGTAGCCTACTTTACAAGGGGCTGCCGCCTGTTCCAATGAGGTGTACCAAAAGACCGTTTTTGTTTCACCGGAACAGGTGAAATCTGTTCCTGAAGAAAAATTGTTCCATACGTTCCAAACTAAATTATGCTTTGGGAACATAAACCCATTGTGGTCCATAAAGCGGGATACGTTCTTTTCTCACTAGTCCCGTCCAGCCTCCGATACTTGCCATAATTGCAGATATCTCATTGCCATCCACTCGTCGAAGATTGGCTCGATCCTTCCCAAAGCACTCACACCAGATTTCCATATTAGAAACCGATTTTCGTTTCCAAACACCTACCCTTTGACTTTCACCAAACTCAGTCCCGTTGATATAGGCTCGGCGTTCATATAAATCCATATTGTCCCAATCCTCAGGCAAAAGCATATCAAGGTACTCTCGTACCAAACCTTCACGCTCATCCGATTCCATAGCTTCCCGCTGTTCTTCTTTTGCAAGCTTCTCAAGACTGGCATCAAGGTACAATTTCTCTCCAGCTTTCACATAGGTAAGAGCCTCAGCCCATATCTGCAGAATTTCATCCTGCTTTAGCTGCCAAGACTTTTTTGTACCATTTCCCGGAGTCTTTACCGGCCAGAAGCGACGGTTTCCTGTGGTATCCCTCAAATAGCCTTTCTCAGCATTGGTGGTACCAAAAAAGATACATTGTCTTAAGTGGGGAGTAGCTCTTCTGCCAAAACTAGCTCTATAAATGTCATTTTGGCGAGACAAGAAACTTCGAAGCGTTTCGACTGCAGCTTTTTTAAGTCCGGCCAATTCACCAATTTCTAAAATCCAGTAACCCTGAAGCTTTTCCGCCGCAGTCTTGTCCTTGGTATCCGATAAGTTCAAGCTATCTGAAAACCAGTCTCCACCTAACTTGGCAATGAGAGTGCTTTTTCCAACTCCCTGTGGCCCATTTAAAACCAACATGGAATCAAACTTGATGCCAGGAGTCAGTACACGAGAGATAGCCGCACATAAAGTTTTTCTTGTCACAGCCCGAACATAAGGGTTATCTGATGCACCTAGATAATCGATGAGCAGGGTATCTACTCGCGGTACCTTATCCCATTCAGGGAGTGCTTCAATAAACTCCCGAATTGGATGATAAGATCGGTCGTCAGCTACCTTTGCTACCGCCACATCATAGTTTCTTGCAGAGAAGGTTCCGTAATGGGTGTCGATGTAACTAATCAACTGAGCATCGTCTGCATCTCTCCAGAACTTTGATGGATGCGGCCAAGGAACATCACCTTTAATTTCAAGGCTGTCTGATAGCTGATTAAATACAATGCTTTTCAGGTTTGGATCATTTTCGAGTATTAAAATCAAGTTTCTAAGGGTATTTTTTACTGATCCTGTCTTGTCAAGTTCCAGCTGCTTTTCCCAATCTTCATCAATAAACTCTTTTTCAGCCTGAGCCTTTCTTTCTTCAGCAAACTGCTCTTTTACCCGTTCATCCTCCAAAGCCAAATCTGTCATGGCTTTAAACGAAGGCAGTTTACTTGACGCTGTATTTTCTGCAGCCTTTTCATCTAAGTCGCGAAACTTATGCACTCGTACCAAATCAAAAGCGTTTAGCAGCATTCCGCAAGCCGGATCGGTGGCATGATGGCTATAAGCAAATTTACCGTCATAGATCACCAAGCCCGCTGAAGAATCTGCTGGAATATAATCAAACCTGCCATTCATAGCACTTGGCTCATATACATCCGCCAAAAATGTGCTGATAGCTTCTTCAATGGTATAAGCTCTGCAAAATGCCCCGACAACACCCTCTTTACTTAAAGGATCTGCTTGCTTTGTGATTTTCCTTTGTACAACCTCTGATTGTCTTGTGGATACAGGCCACATGGAAGTATCCCGCCAGTCTACATATTTTGAAAGATAAACATCCGGGTCTAATAGTTCACCGTCTTTCTCTTTAAACACAAATTCACCATCTGACGGTGTAGAAGGCCAATACATTAGTCTTGAAGGTTCATAAGTGGTGTCATCGAATAAATCAATCCCAATCTCCTTTGCCACCATCCGACCAAGGGCTGGGTATTCATCCTCTGTTACTTCTCTTTTAAGTGGAATAATAAGTCTTAATCTTGGTGCATCTGGTGTATGTTTATGGGTAGAATAGATGCAGCATTTGAAATCATGTAACGCTTCAATTTGCTCCCAAACCTCTGGTTTGGCATAATCCATATCTAAAGTCAGAAGGGAACGGGAGAGGACATAACCATTTCTGCGTTTTCCTTCACGAAGGGCTCCTCCCACAAATCCACCGACGTCTTTTATTGAGTCCTGTTGAGCGCGACTCATTTTTCGGAACTCAGATACAGTTTCTGTTGTTCGTATGGTAGATTTAACTCGTGAGATAAAGTCCTCCCATGTGATATCTTTGTTCTTCCACTTTTTATCCATTCGGCTGTTACCAACCGCTATCTTCATAGCTTCTGCACCTCCTCGCAGTTTTCAGAAAAATACCGGATAGGTATACGATGCTTCGATGCTTTATTTATCTCTGCTTGCATCCCTTTTGAGATATAGCGACCAAATACCCACAGCTCATCACACTTTCTAAGCCATACCATGCCAAAGTATAGTCCTAGTTTTCTTTGTTCAGGATCGCCATCATCTAGCACTTGAGGGTATAGCAGATGAGGAGCAAAAGGAATGGTTCCTTGCTTCACTGCAAACTTCAGGTATTCTCTAGCTTTATTCAGATTTTTTTCTATGTCTCCAGCAAAAGGAGAACAAATAAAAACGCAAGGTTTATAGTTTTTTGCTTTTTCTTCACGCATGATATTTTCCAAGGCTTCTGCTGCAGTTGGATCTGGATAGCCTTCAGCGTTATATCTATCCATAAGTTACATCTCCTCGAATTCGGACTCTTGTTCAATCAATGGTAAAATACCATGATCCTTAAGAAGCTCATAAATGAACAAGCGTCCTTTCTGAGTCCAGTAAGTATGAACCTTTGAATGCATCGTCCCATCATTTCCAAGGTAAGTATGGGTTTTTGTCGTCGTATATCCATGTTGAGCGTACTTTTGATATAGAAGCCAAATCTTCCCTTGACGGAATTGAACACCTAAATTATGCAGATACTCATTAAACCAGCGCCCTGACTTTCCATAGTCCTTGGCTATTGTTGTGATAGACACCGCATCCTTACAGTTAAGTACCACATCGTAATAACTTGCTTTAGGTTTCATTTCTGCAATTTGCTGTTCTTGAATGCTAATGGTAGTAGTTAACTCAGCATTTTTAGCTCTTTCCGCTTTAAGTTCCTGTAGTGCCTGAATCAAAAAGTCTGGATTAGCAAGTAACTCATCTGTAGCATAAAGGCCATGCCTTCTGATTGAAGGAAGCACCTCATGGGTTACCCAGCGCTTAAACTTTTTAGCTTCTGGCTTACGTGAAACCAATATCACGCTATAAAGACCACTTTCATTGATAATAGATACTTCCTGTTTTCCTCCAGGGGTGTCGATAATATCGACTCCCTTTTCATCACTGTCCAAACGAGCCATAACATCACGACTGTTTCCAATGTCTAGTACCGAACATACATCTTTTAGAACCCACCAAGGATTTCCATCCTTCATTACTGTTCTTACTGTGTTGCCTTCATAGTTGAATAAAGTTATTTTGTTCATATCGAACCTCCAGCATATAGTTGTAGAGCGATAAAACATGCCCTCAGCTATAAGCAAAAAAAGAGGAGGCTTCGAACCCCCTCAAATTAATCTTTTTTATAAAAATCGCATTCAAATCCATCCGCACGAAGTAGAAGCCCATGCGCCCAAGGCGGTACCTGACCCATAAGAACACAGACGTCTTGTACGCATATTTCTAAAGGAACCTCTAAAACTACCTCGTCATGGACATGCATGACAATATTTAGTCCTGATTCATCCAGATTTCGCATGGAATGGCAAAGAAGATCTCTTGAAATGGCCTGCACGATGTTCTCAACAAACTTCGGACCATAACTTTCAATACGCTCCCACTTCTTTGTGGCACCAACGCCTTCATACGTCACTGCTTCACTGCCGAATCTGTTAATCCCCATCCTTGGTTTGACATAGGTAAGCTGTCTCCCGGATGGTAGCCATATCAACAGCATTCCACTGCGATATTCAAAACGGATACGATGAGTTTCTGTTCTACATCTTTCTTTTACAGCTTTTTTAACTGCTCTATCGACATCCCACCAAAGCCTAACAATGTTTTGATTCGCATTTCGCCATGCATACACCAAAGGTTTTAATTCTTCTTCGGTAAGACCCATATCAAGTGCTCCCATTGCTTTTAACGCACCAACTGATCCACCATAACCCAAGGCCAACTCCGCAATTTTTCCTTTTTGTCTGAGTGGACTACCTTTTGTGACTTCTTCCAAGGGGACCCTAAACATCTGGGAAGCGGATGCTTCGTAAATCTTGCCATGTGTAGCGAATACCTCATTTCTCCATGTCTCGCCTGCGAGCCAGGCAATCACTCTAGCTTCAATTGCACTAAAATCAGCAACAATAAACTTATATCCTTTCTTTGGAACAAAGGCGGTACGGATTAACTCGGACAAAACCCCTGGAACAGAATCGTACAATAATTCCAAGGCCTCAAAATGACCACCTCTAACTAGCCTTCTCGCCTGCTCCAGATCCGGCAAATGGTTCTGCGGAAGATTTTGAACTTGTATAAGCCTCCCTGCAAATCTGCCGGTTCGATTGGCACCATAAAACTGCAATAGACCATGTGCTCTTCCATCAGCACATACTGCATTTTCCATAGCGGTGTATTTCTTTACACTGGACTTGGCTAGTAGTTGCCTCAGTTCCAGCACTTCACTCAGGTGATCTGGAGCTTTCTTTAATAGTGCCTTAACTGACGCCTTATCAAGGCTATCCGTTTCCATACCACTTTCCGATAGCCAGGTTTTCATCTGGGTCACTGAGTTTGGATTTTCAAGATTAGTAAGCTCTTTTAGTCGGCTTGTGAACTCTTCTCGGGTTTGTTCATCACACTGGATAGCCTTCCTTACCAAGTCTAAATCCAATTGAATACCTCGATCATTAATCTGCTGGTCTAGAATATAGTTCTGCCACTCCTCTTCTGGCATAGGGAACTTCTGAAGCTTTGCCTGTATGGAAAGTTCAGCTTCAACATCTCGAAGGTTATATGCTTTGAAACTCTCCCACTTTTCTAAAGCATGCTCCGGTAGATTGCGAGTTCGGCCTCCATTAGACTGAGTCGCTTTGCATGGAACAGAGAAATATCGGATGAGCTCCTTACCCTCAGTCAGCTTTTTCTTATCTGCTCCTGTTACGATTGCTGCCCCTTCCAGAGTTAGAGGAAGGCCTAGGTAGGCTGACCATACCATCGTACAACGCCATGAAGCAGGCTCAAGCCAGACACCGAAATGACGTGACAAGCAGATTCGTTCAAATTGAGCATTAAATGCCCACTTTATAATCTGGCTATCTAGAACTGCATTCTGGATTTCTTGCGGGATCTTTTCGCCACATGCCAAATCAACTACCTGCACAGGACCACCATCTACACTGTAGCCAAAAAGTAGGATTTCAAAATCCGGTGCTTCAGCGTAACGATAGACCCCGCTTTTGGCGAGGTCTATGCTACTATATGTTTCTATATCAAGATGCAAGGTTCTCATGATAAAAAGTCGTCATCCACGTCAGTGGCAAAGTCATCAGCTGCATTGGTTCTACCGCCTAAAGGTTCACCATCGCGGATTTTTTGAATGTTTCCAAGACCACACGCTATACCCTTATTTCCATTGGAGTTAAAGGCGTAGAAGTTGATACTCACTCTTGCATAGACACCGGAGTACACTTCTGAACGATCAAGGATTGGATTGACGTTTCTGTCTACAATTTGTGGAGCAGTATTGCTGTTGGCATTGATAAAATAGCTGTTGGCATAAGCCTCATCATCCGGACGATCAATGTCGCCATCACGCAGAGGGAGCTTGAGAACTGCTTTATTGGGAATCTTGCCACCAAATTTACCTTTGCCTTCCTCAATAGCAGCATTAACTGCTTCGTTGATAGCACTTAAGGTTTTAGTATCACTCTTAGGAATAATCAGACTTACACTGTATTTTTCAGCACCGCCATTGATGGATTTAGGTTCCCAGACATTGGCATAAGAGAGTCGCACAACTCCTGTGATTACTTTCGTTGGGTTCATTCTTTTTGCTGTTTTTGACATAGTTTTATACCTCCATAAAATCATTTTTTGCTGATGATGTGTTCATTTCAGGACGCTTGTCGGAAACTGGTACTAGCGTCGGTTTGCCTGGTGGCTTCATAATTAGTCCACCAAGGACTTCATTAAATTTTGTCTTGCCCATCAATTTCTCCATTTCAGTAATAGTGATGAGACTTTGCTTGTATATGTCGCGATAACCTGCGTTCTTTGCTGCTTCTGCGACCGCTTCTTCATCTTTGTATTTACGGTTGGAACGGCCTTCGACTACTTTAAAGCCAGGCCACTTCTTTCCATGATTAACCGCTACATCTGTCGCATATGCTATAATCTCATTTGCCCAGCTGGTGAGATCACCGATAGAAGATAGAATGTCAGCAATTTCTTCATCTGATAAAAGTGGCGGTAGCGCAAACTCAAATGTAGCCAGTTTCATTTTTGCTTCTGCTCTTGCTCTACATTTCACTGCTGCTCGACAAAATTGACACCATTCTCCAGGGCAGTAGTTTCCGTCACCAGCGAAGGCCAGTTCAGCTTTAGGCTTCAAAACTTCTTCAGCCCACTGATACAAGCTTTCTTTTGAGACTGTGGACTTGCTGACATTTTCACGACGGGGCTGATAGATTGTCATTGAAACCATCTCGATGTCATAAATACCATCAAAGAGATCCAGTGCACCAAGGGCATATAGTTTCATTTGAGGATTGTCCTCTGCGCTGACTAAGACACCCTGACCATACTTAAAATCAATAATGTGAAGAGTTCCGTCAGCGATAATGACACAATCCCCAGTCCCAAAGCCATCAGGCACATACTTTGAAAAATCAAGCTGCTGTTCTATCAAGATCAAGGGATCACTACAGGTCTGCTTGGCTTGCGCAATCACTTCAAGCACAAACTCCACGTAACCATCGGTGTAATTGTCCATCTCATCTGAGTCATATGGAGAAACCGGCTTTTTTGATCTCATCCTAAGTGCCTTGCGGAGCTTGTGTTCACTTAACGCATGGGCAGCTGTGCCTTCAGCTGCAGCTTCACCGCTGTTGTCGTCAAACTCCAGCTCCAACCTCGCTGATGGTGTACAGTTCATCCAGCGATGAGCTCCTGACGCGGAGAGAATTGCATGTTTACTCATTTCAACTCCTCCGCATCAGCAAGAATTGCAGCATACTTACTTGGATCAATCTGACTAAGTTTTGATGCACCATACTTTTCTAGAAGACCTCTAACTTCAGCAGTAAATCCATCATGACTTTTCTCCGCGAGCACCGCCCTAACTTCTTCTAAGGTGATTTGCTTTTCTTTAGGCTGTTTTTCATATCTTGGCTGCTCTGGCTTTGTAACCTCCTTAGGCTCATTACTTCCAATGGCATCAGCCACAGCCTGAACACTATCTGCTAATGCTCGAAGATCTAATACCACATCGAGAAGGAGCTTAATCTTACTCATGGCCTACACCTCCTTCCTTGATTTCTTTAATTTCTACCATCTCAACTGAGTCACCTGGAGTAATTACTAACAAACTGGCTTTCTTTCCAAATAGGAAATCAAGCATTCTAGTTCGGATAGTCTTACGAGTGCTTTGAATGACGGAGCTTTTTTCGCCATTAGGCTTTGCCACATTAATAGTGACTTTATGTTTTAGGCTCATATTCCCTCTCCTTTCCGGGGGCAATTTACCTACCCCTCACCGATAAGCGAAAAAGAGAGTTCTTTCGAACCCCCTTTCAGAAAAGATTTTTTATATAAAGGGTTCTTACGAACCCAATTAGGATAGAATTTTTCTTAGTCTTTCATGAAGCTTCTTAAGGCGGCCGCGAATGGCAGCTTCTGTCACGCCTTCTTCTGCTGCAATATCAGTGTTGGATCGTTTCTCAAGATATACTTTTTTGAAAAGTTCTTTTTGTTGTGGCAAAAGAGACTCCATTGCCTTTGTTAACTTGTCCAACATATCTTGATAATCGGCTTCATATTCAGCTTGTATGATTAGCTGTTCTGGATTCGCAGTATCATCTGCAAGATATTTATTGCGGTCATTGGCAGCTTCCTCTTCTCCGTCATAATAAGCATCCAGATGTGTTTTCACTCGATAATCATAGCGACGCTGCTCGTCCACTTCGTCATCATCCATAATGTGCAAAAGCTCGATGTCCGCTTCGGTGACCCCATTCTCACCCGGGGTAATCACAATCTTTGTTCCTTCAGCTGTGTAATAAATGTAGTTGGTTCTCTTCTTTTGGCTAGTTTTGTACGCTCTTTTCATAATTTGACTCCTTTGGTTTTCAAAATTTGGCTTTGAAATCCGCGGGAGCCGCTCATTATCCGTGAGACAAAAAAAGACGGCAGTGGAATACCTTTTCAGGTATTCCGCACTGCCGTCTAGCGGTCTCGCGGATTTAATATTTACTTCATTAAAAAGCAGATAAACTAATTTTTAAGATTTACTACTTCTGTAGTGCCATCTGCATTTCTTTTGATTAATGTAATACAGTCTTTGATTTTGATTTCTACAGTACCAGTAGCTTCATCTACTCTACAAACAAGTTTTCCATCAAGGTTTCTCACTTCACTCATCTTCTTTTCATCCTTTCTCCTCTTCTGATAACAGGTATTTATGTGTATTTATGAGTATTTAATTTGATGTAAGCAGTTTAAATTTCTATTACAGGTAAAGGAATTGAATTATACTTATTTAAGTGATATAATTTATAAAATGTAGTTAGCAGAATCAATGGTTTACTAGGGTTGTTTTTTTGGGGGAATAACATAACTCAGAGACCATAATCACAAAATGAAAAATCCCTTTCCTGTATTGCTTACAAGAAAAGGATACAAGCTTTAGACCTAAAAGTATTTCCCCTCGGTTTGACCTGTTTTTGACCCTTTTTTGACCTTATGGTTCTGCAGAAAGGGATGGTTGTTATGGGTAGGTTATGCTTTGGGACATATGCCAAAATTGTTCAAAAATCAATTAAAGAACCGAATGGTCAAAAACGTGTCGCTGAATTGTTGCTAGGGCTAATTACTGACAATGAGGATGTTACAAACCAAGAAGGTGAACCTTTTGTTGTCACTGACAAACTTGCCAGTGACTTATTTAACTGCAAAATTAATATGCGTAAAAAAATAAAGGAAGCATCTAGCTCCCAAACAATAATTAATGCAGCACATGACTACTTTGAGGATGTGGTCATGCCTGAAATTATGCCTGAAATGATACAAGACATGATTGCCGAATTAGCAGAACTCATATCCAGTGACGATACTGTTCCGCAAGATAAAAAAGATGAGTTCTTGCAATTTGCTAATCCGTCCTCTCTTCATGTTTTTTTGTCTGTCTTGTTTTTGTATGTAATAAAAAAGGAAAACAAACTTTCTAAGGAATCTCCAGCTCCCTTGAATAATAAAATGCCTTCTATTCTTAATGATGTAAAAAAACTAAAGGAGCTTATTGAAAAAATCCATCCAGAGCAGCCCGCTCTTATTACTCCACCCGGACAAATCGAATCACATGAGATGGTTTACGTCAGAGAATTATTAGCCGCTTATGCTGATGCGGAGGGCCTTGATGAGTTACCAAAGGAATCATTAGAAAGTTTTCCAAAGTACGCGAAAGATTTTAAGCGTAGAAGAAAAGACTACTATGCTGCTGAAAGTATTAGGCGCGGTGCTAGAGATGTATTTGGAGAAACAACCCCAGATCAGTTTGATGTATTAAAAGAAGAAACATACGACGGTATCATAGACGTTTATGAAAACGAGTATCCTCACGGCCTCGCTAGATTAAAAGGGGTTATGTCTCAAGCCGCTCTTATTCGAGTGGATAAATGCGTATATAGCCAAATTCCTAATTGGATTGGTGCTAGTGAAAAGAAAGGTGTTTGCCACATACTTGTAAATGACGGCAAACTTAGGGGGTGGGTTGATACCGATGAGTAAATTATATAATACACCATTTGAAGCATCCCTACGTATTTTGCTTATACTAGAGACTTCAAGAAATCAAAGTTTTAGTGCAGACATGCTTGCTGCAATAGATTTTATTTCAATTTACGGAAGAGAATTTGGTATTTCTGACGAAAACCTACATGGGGATAATAACTATAAATTCAGTGAGTTCACCTTACGTCGCGAACTCATAACAAAGGCAATTAAACAACTGGTGGTTGATGACCTTATAAAAGTAAACTCAACTGAAAAAGGTTTTACATATTGCGCTAACCAAAAAGGGTTGAATTATAGCGAATATTTATCAAGTGATTATGCGACCGCATACCGTCGAGCTGTGAGCTTGGCGCGGGAATTCATATCTAATAAAACCGAGCGTAAGATTTTAAATTTTATAAATAGACGCTCCATATATTCGCTACAGGAGGATTAATGAAATGCCTAACTTTTATATAAAAAAGCTGATTGTTTCCGGTAATGGCAATGAACCCTCAGTTTTAGAATTTGATGAAGGATTAAATATTATCTGCGGTCCATCAAATACCGGAAAAAGTTATATCTTAGAATGTATCGACTACTTATTTGGCAGTGATAATATTCGTTTTGATAGGAAGACAGGCTACAATAATATCAAAATAATTGTTGATACAGATAATGGTAGCATTACATTTGATCGCGAGATAGATTCTAATAAAATCAAAGTTCATAGTAACGATCACAGGATTGAGTCTGGAGACTATAGAACTAGCGGAAAAAAGAATATCAGTGATGTATGGTTAAGGCTTATAGGTATTGACGAGGAGCATTTTATTATCAAAAACTCAAGGTATGATAAACAGCGTCTTACCTGGAGAACTTTCTCACACATGTTTCTCATTAAGGAATCCGTTGTTTTTCAAGAGCCTTCTATACTGTTACCAAAGCAAAATACCGCACATACTGCTGCTCTTTCTGCCCTCTTCTTTTTGATTACCGGTCAAGATTTTGCTGACTCCGATCCAAAGGAAGAAAAAAAGATAAAAGAAGCTCGAAAAAAGGCTGTTGTTGATTACATTAACAAAAGATTATCTGATTTTGCTGAACGTAAAAATGAACTGAACAAACTTCCAGTCGGAGATGAAGAGTACCTTCAAGAGAAAGTAGAGAATGTACTTGCTGAAATCGCCGAAACAGAAGCAAAAATAACTGATTTTGTCAACCGAAGCAAACAACTTTTAAAAGAAATTTATGTTGTCAGCGAACAATTGGCTGAATGCAATACTCTGTATAACCGGTACCAAGCTTTGAAGAGTCAATATGCATCTGATATTAAAAGATTGACTTTTATTGTTGAGGGTGAGCTGCATAAAAGAAATATGCATCCAAATTCTAAATGCCCGTTCTGTGACAGCAGTATACCTTCTTTACAAAAAGAAGCTACTTATGCAGAGGCATCACACGCTGAGCTCCATAGGATTCAACTTCAATTAGATGATTTAGTGGAAGCTGAGCAAGATCTGATAAAGGAACGGTCAGTACTTGAATCTAAACTTGCTACGTTAAATAGTGAAAAATCAGATGTTGAATTACTTATAAAGGATGAATTAAAGCCAAAAATTGCTGCGCTTAAAGCAACTTTATATGATTATCGAAGAGCCATTGAAATACGTAATGAATCAGTGGTTATTAGTAAATATGAAACAACAATGAAATCTGAATTATTTGAAGCAATGATAGAAGAAGAATCAGAGGTAGAGTTCAAAATTAAGAACTACTTTAGTCGCGACATCATAGCTACATTGGACAGCTATCTAAACAGAGTACTTGAATCATGTAAATTTGATGCATATAGTTCAGCTTATTTAGATCCAAGTTCCTTTGACATTATTATTAATGGAACTCCTAAAAACACATATGGTAAAGGATATCGTGCTTTCTTAAATACGGTACTTGCTATTTCTCTTATGGAGTATCTATACGATAAGGGTAAATACGCACCCGAGCTATTGATTATCGACTCCCCTATTCTTTCTCTGAAAGAAAAAGGAGATGGTGTGGCATCTGACACAATGAAGGCTGCGTTATTTCAATACCTATTAGACAACCAAGCCCATGGGCAAGTAATTATTGTTGAAAATGATATTCCTGATTTAGATTATAGCGAAGCAAATGTGATTCGGTTTACTAAAGATGAATCATGTGGACGTTACGGATTCTTGAATGGCGTTCGCCAATAAGAAATGGAGGCTTGTTTAATGAGCAAAGATCAAAATATTGAAAAATGGTCTTCTATGGACACTATTACAGATTATCTGGGTGTAAGCCGTGAAACTGTATTGCAGTGGATAAACAATCGCAACATGCCTGCCCATAAGGTAGGACGGCTCTGGAAATTTAAAATTTCCGAAGTTGATGAATGGATTCGTTCAGGCGGCGCAGCTGAGAAAAATGATTCAGATGATGTTTAATAACATATATGACAAGTGAGGTTATTTACATGGCTAAAAAAAATACAAAACAAGAAATAAGTCTTGAAACAATATTAATGAACTGTCGAAACGCTCTCAGAGGGACTATAGGAAGTAATGAAAAAAATCGCGACGCTGTTATGGGGCTTGTTTTCTTAAAATTTGCTGGAGATAAATTTGAAAAAAGAAGAAAAGAAATCCAAGAAAAGTATGGAGATATCCCTGCATTCCTTGAGAAACCATCATTTTATCTTTCAGAAAATGTGTTTTATTTAAATGAGACGTCAAGATGGTCGTACATTGTTAAGAATGCAAGCTCCGATGAGATTGCAGTGATTTTAGACAAAGCAATGGCTGATATTGAAGAAGCAAACTCTTCTCTTAAAGGTGCTTTGCCTCAAAACTTTTATGCTACTTCTAATGTCAGAGGATCAGCTCTTAAAGGCTTAATAGATGAAATAAATAAAATTGATGAAAAAAAGTTTGAAGATAAGGACCTAATCGGTAGAGTCTATGAATATTTTCTACAACTATTCGCTATCGACTCTGGCACTGGTGCAGAAAAAGGAGAGTTTTACACCCCTGCTAGCATTGTAAAACTAATTGCAGAGCTTATAGAACCTTACAGTGGTCGCGTGTATGACCCCTGCTGCGGTTCAGGCGGTATGTTTGTTCAGTCCGTAAAGTTTGTTGAGAGACATAATGGAAATAGGTTGAAAATTTCAGTGATTGGTCAAGAATCAAACCCAGATACATGGCGATTGGCAAAAATGAACCTTGCCATCCGTGGAATCTCTTATGATCTAGGGGATATTGCAACTTCTACTTTTCTTGATGATCAGCATAAAGATGATAAAGTTGATTTCATAATGGCAAATCCCCCATTTAATCTAAAAAAATGGCGTGGAGCAAATGAGCTTACTGACGATTATCGATGGAAGGGTTACGGAGTTCCCCCTGTATCAAATGCAAACTATGCATGGATTTTACACATGCTCTCGAAGCTTGATACAACGAATGGTATTGCAGGATTTTTACTAGCCAACGGAGCTCTTAATGCTGATGGTGACGAATACAAAATTCGAAAACAGCTAATCGAAAATGATAAAGTGGAAGCTATTATTGTACTACCACGAGATATGTTTTATTCCACAGATATATCGGTCACTCTTTGGATTATCAACAATAATAAAAAAGCCCGAAGCTTAAATGGTCGTGAACTTAGAGATAGACAAAATGAAATATTATTTATGGATCTTCGCAGATGGAATCAAAATGTTTATGAAAAAAAATATGTAATGTTTAATGATGAGCAGATTTCGGAAATCAAACAAATTTATAATAACTGGCAGACAGGAGTGAATTACTCCGATGTTCCAGAACTTTGTAAATCAGCAACTGTTGAAGATATTCGTGCACAGGATTATTCTCTTGCCCCAAGTAAATATATTGAGTTTATTGACCATGATCTAGAAATAGATTATGAAAAAGAAATGGCACGCATTCAACAGGAAATGAAAGAGATTTTACAGGCAGGAAAAAAATCTCAAGCCATGATTGAAGCTGCCTTTAAGGGGATTGGTTATGCGATTGAATAAATTAGGTAATTATATTGAACTTTTAGATTTAAGAAACAAAGATAATGCTCTTGGTAAGGATGCTGTTGTTGGAATTTCTACACAAAAAGAGTTTATTCCCACAAAAGCAGATTTAGAAGGAGTTAATCTGGCATCATACAAAATAGTACCACCACATTGTTTTGCATTTGTTGCAGACACATCAAGAAGAGGCGATAAAATGTCTCTTGCTTATAATAAGACAAATAAAAACTTATTAGTTTCTTCAATTTCTACAATCTTTAGAGTATCTAATACTGAAGAACTACTTTCGGACTATCTTTATATGTATTTTAACCGTCCTGAATTTGACAGGTATGCAAGGTTTAATTCTTGGGGTTCCGCTCGTGAAACTTTCTCTTGGGATGATATGTGTGATATCGAAATTGATTTGCCGTCCATTGAGACACAGCAGAAATATGTAGATATATATAAATCCATGCAAGAAAATCAAAAGGTTTATGAAAAAGGGCTTGAGGACTTAAATAAACTTATTGTTATATCTTTGGAACAATTCAAGCATAAATGTAAGAGAGTTGCTGTTGGAAAATTGCTAGAAGATGTAGATATACGAAACAGCGATGGAAAAATCAGTAATGTTCAAGGTATAAATATTGAAAAAACATTTATACCATCAGTTGCTAATCTAAGTTCAACTGATCTGACAAAGTATAAAATCATTCAGAAAAATCAATTTGCATATAGTGCTATGCAGACAGGTAGAGATGAATGCATAAGAATTGCCTTATTCCACGAAGAAGAACCTGCTATTATCTCACCAGCCTATTCCGTTTTACAAACAAAAACAGATGATGTCTTAGCGGAGTATATAATGTTATGGTTTTCAAGATCCGAAAGTGATAGATATGGATGGTTTATCAGCGATAGTAGTATTCGAGCAAGTTTAGAATTAAGCAGATTCTATGAGATTGAAATACCATTACCAAGCCTTGAGGAGCAAGAAGCAGTGGTTAGCTTCTATAATTCAATATATTTGATTAAGAGTAATATCTCAAAATTAAGCGATTTGTCAAAAAATATATGCCCTATACTCATAAAAGGCTCTTTGGAGGAAGCAGCAAAAACCTAAAAGAACGGAGGTAAGAAAGATATGGATTTAAGCTTTTTAACCGGACAATTCACCGAAGAACAACTGGAAAAATCCATCATAGAGCTTTTTGTTGCGCAAGGTTATACCTATGTGCATGGCGATACCTTACACAGACGGTTTGAAGATGTTTTACTTGAAGACGATTTAAAGGCATATCTTAATAAAAAATATGCAAATGCATCATTAACTGAAAGTGAGATTGGGAAGATAATAAGCCACATTAAGCTAGTACCCTCCGAACCTTTGTATCAAGGAAATAGAGAGGCTTTTTGGCTTATTAATGAAGGTTTTGATCTTCAACGTGACGACCCTACTAAAATAGCTCTTCATGTGAATTACATTGACTTTGAAAATACATCCAATAACAGCTATAAGGTTGTAAACCAGCTTTCCGTTCAAGGCAGCCGTTTACGTCGTCCTGATTTGCTATTATTTATAAACGGTATACCTATTGCAATTTTTGAGTTTAAGTCTGCAATAAAAGAAGATACAACTATCTATGATGCATGGGAGCAAATTCACAAAAGGTATTGTCGTGATATTCCTAAACTTATGAAATACTGCTTTTTATCAGTTATATCAGATGGTGCAAATAATAAACTTGCAAGTATTTTTACACCTTATGAATACTACTATTCATGGAATAAGGCAAACGATGACGAAAAAGTATCTAATGGTATTAGTTCATTGTTTACGATGATAAAAGGCGCTTTTGCTATTGATAGAGTTACAGCCATTTTACGTGATTTCGTTTATTACCCTGATGAGAGCAAGGGAGACCTTGCAATTATTTCCCGCTATCCTCAGTTCTTTGCTGCAAATAAAATGCTTGCAAATATTAAGAAACACCTTAGACCGCATGGTGACGGTAAAGGCGGCACATATTTCGGCGCAACAGGTTGTGGAAAAACTTACACTATGCTGTTCCTTTCCAGAATGTTGGCTTTAAGAGAGCGGGAGACATTTAAAAATCCTACAATTGTCATAATTACAGACCGTGAGGATTTAGACACTCAAACATCCGAATTATTCGAAGTATCAAAGCGCTATTTACACGATAAAAATGTTCGTAGCATTGAAAGCCGAAAAGATTTAAAGGAGGCTTTAGGCAGCGCTGTTAGCGGTGGTGTATATATAACAACCATTCAAAAGTTTTGTGAGTCAACGGGACTTATCTCCGATCGAAATAACATAATTTGTATTTCTGACGAAGCACACAGAACTCAGACTAACACTGGCTCAAAGCTAAAAATCACCGAAAAAGGTATTACCACAACATTTGGTTTTGCCAAGTACTTAAGGGATTCCTTCCCAAATGCAACCTATTGTGGTTTTACCGGAACTCCGATAGATGAGACTTTAGCAGTATTTGGTGATGTGGTCGATAGCTATACAATGAAAGAATCTAGCGATGACGGTATTACGGTACGCATCGCTTATGAGCCCCGCCTTGCAAGGGTAATTTTATCTGAAGAGCAAGCAAAAGAAATTCAAGCCTATTACGATAAATGTACTAATAATGGTGCTAATCCTGAGCAAGTTGAAGAAAGCAAACGAGCTATGAGCAAAATGCGTCAACTTCTTGGTCACCCGGATCGTTTAAAGAGATTAGCAGCAGATATAGTTAATCATTATGAGGCTTTGTGTAATGAGAAGCCTGCCATAGTTCAAAAAGCAATGATTGTTTGTGCTGATAGAAAGCTTGCATTCAGCCTATATAAAGAGATTATTGCCCTGCGTCCTGACTGGAATATTCCTAAAAAAGCAGAAGATGAATCGCTTTTAACCGAAGAAAAGCTTGATAAATTAATTCCGCTTGAAAAGATTAAACTTGTTGCGACACAAGGTGATAATGATGAAAAGGAACTATTTGACCTCTGTGGCAACAAAGAGTATAGAGCAAAGCTTGACAAGCAGTTTAAAAACAATGACTCAAACTTTAAGATTGCCATTGTCGTTGATATGTGGATTACCGGATTTGATGTTCCGTCACTTTCGGTGATGTACATTGATAAGCCCATTCAAAAACATACTTTGATCCAAACAATTTCTCGTGTAAATCGTGTGTTTGAAGGCAAAGATAAAGGCTTGGTAGTAGATTATATTGGCATTAAAGAAGATATGCTCGAGGCCATAAAAGTATATGGTGGCCCTCAAGAAAGCCCTGTCGATGAAATAAAGATATCGCTTTCCGTTTTCCGTAATCACTTATCCTTAATTGACGGTATTTTACATGGATTTAATGCTGATAAATTCTACTCTGGTACACCGCTTGAAAGACTGGTTTGTTTAAATGAAGCAGCAGAGTTTGTACAGTTAAGCAAAGAGCTTGAGACACGTTTTATGGATTTATCTCGCAAACTAAAGGCAGCCTATGAAATCTGTTTTCCGTCTGGTGAGTTAACCGATGAAGAAGTAACTAAGGCACAATTCTATCTTGCTATTCGTTCAATAATATACAAGCAAACAAAGGGCAATGCTCCCGACGCTGAAACTATGAATCGTGTAGTTGAAAAGATGGTGCAGGATGCAATTACCTGTACAGGTGTTGAAAATATTATCAATGCTAATAAGTCTATAGATATGTTTAGCGAAGAATTTCAAAAGCAGTTAGATGCTATTAATCTGCCAATTTCTAAGTTCAATGCATTACTAAAGCTTTTGAGAAAAGCCATATCAAGTTATGGAAAAACAAACAAAGTTAAGGCTATTGCATTTGATGAAAGACTGAAAAAAGTAGTTGAAAGTTATAACAATAGAGACAAACTCGTGTTTACGAGTGAGGTTGTTGAAGAATTTATCAATGGACTTTCTAATGAGCTCATTAGAATTTTACAAGATCTGCAGGATGATAAGTCTTCTTTTGAGAAACTTGGCATTTCTTTTGAAGAAAAGGCTTTCTTTGATATCTTAATTAAAGTACGAGATGAGCATCAGTTTAAGTATGAGGATGAAAAGTGCCTTATACTTGCTAAAAAAATTAAAGAGCTTGTAGATGATAAGGCCCAATATGCAGACTGGTCAACCCGAGATGATATTAAAAATCAGCTTAATATGGACTTAACCGTTCTTTTATACGAAAACGGTTATCCACCTGAGTGGGACGAAGAAGTTTTTGAGCAAGTAATGGAACAAGCAGAAAACTTTAAGAAATATGCTGATTAGCTTCAAACTTGAACGGAGGTGATAGCGTGGCTGCAAGAGGAAAAAGCATAAATTTGTTTTTAATGGATGGCACACCAAATGGAAGAATAAAGTGTACTTTGGCTAATTGGACTGGCGTTGCTTACAAGATACCTCGCACTGAACTAGATAAATGCAAAGGCCGAGACGATTTATCCCAGAGCGGCGTTTACTTTTTATTTGGCACATCAGATCAAACTGATGACAATGTGGTATATATTGGGCAAGCCGGTGTACGGAAAAACGGCGAGGGTCTTCTCTGTCGGTTAATAGAGCACAAACGAAATCCAGATAAGGATTATTGGACAGAGGCTGTTGTATTTACTACATCCAATAACTCCTTTGGTCCCACAGAGATAAGTTATCTTGAGAACCGCTTTTGTGGACTTGCAGTAGAGGCAAACCGGTATGTGGTTAAGAATGGAAA